GAGGGATGGAGGTCCCACCCAGATTTACTAAAGGTGGATTTTGAAAAAAAGGAGGAAGCTGTTAGTTCAAAGTTCTTAACTTTCAGGATACTGCGATCTTCGTATCCTTACGAGGCTAGACAGTTGGCCGCAACACAGCACTGATATCTCAGTTTGCGTTTTTGGAATGACGAGCGTATTGGATCGTTGAAATTCATCAATTACGATCAACTTGGACTAGCACAAATCAATCACCGGTTAGGCGTCTACTCTAATTACTGCTCTCGTAATTAGACGGGCTGTGCAGGTGTGCGTCTTCTGTCTTCGGGATTTCCCCGACCTCGGCCCCGTGCCATGTCCACTATCAAATATATTAGCAAGATATTAGTAGGTCAAGGCCTTGCACCCTAATTACTTTCTGTTCTATAGTCCGCGAAACTAGCAATAGATTCGACATTTATGGTTGATTCTACAAAGCAGAAGCTGGATGAGCAGGTGGCTGATCGCAAGGCTAAGCGTTTAGCCAAGCGCACAAGGGACACCTATGATGGTTATGCGACTGCGGGGGAGAAGCGTGCCCTTATGTCGCGTACTGAGCAGACCAGAAGGCTTCATGAGTTAAAGGCTAGGTTTTTAAAATCAAAGCGGCTTGAGCCTTTTGTTAAAAAGCTCTTTGACATTGCCCTAGATGATGACCATCAGGGGCAGATGGCGGCGATGAAGCTCATAGCTGACAGAATACTCCCCACTGCTGGCTTCTCTTCTGAGGATAAGAAGTCCTCTGCCGTTCAAATCAATATCACCGGACTACAAGTTTCTTCTGTTGAAAAAGACAGGGAGAAAGAAGTGGTCAGTATCCAATAGTCTGAATAATGACTACCAGCCTAGATTTGTCGCTCCTGCCTTGGCAACAAGAAGTGATGCAAAGTGATGCCCGTTTTAAGGTCATTGCCGCTGGCAGAAGAACAGGTAAGTCCCACCTAGCCGCTGTCTCTCTTATCCTGTCTGCATTAAATGGGGAAAGGGGCAAAACCTTCTATGTAGCCCCCACCCAAGGTCAGGCCCGTGATGTTATCTGGAACACCATCTTTGATATTGCTGGTGAGATCATCGAAAGAAGCCATGTTAACAACCTAGAAATCACTTTAGCTGGCGGCAACACTATCTACTTAAAGGGTGCGGATAGACCCGACACCCTGCGGGGCGTTTCCTTAAAACATTTGGTTTTAGATGAATACGCTTTTATGAAGCCAGATGTGTTTGAGAGCATTCTCAGACCCGCCTTGGCTGACTGTAAAGGGTCTGCCATCTTTATTGGCACACCTGAAGGCCGTAATCACTTCTTTGATGTGTTTGAGGGCGCTAATCACTGGGAGGATTGGGCTAATTTCCACTTTACCAGCTTTGATAACCCCATTGTTGACAGGTCTGAGATAGAACACGCCCGTCAAACGCTCCCCGCTTGGGCTTTTCAGCAAGAATTTATGGCGTCATTTGATGCTCGAACTGGCGGAATGTTCGATACCGACAGCTTTATCTACTTTGATGACTGCTCTAAAGAGCCGGGTGACTTCTATATCACCATTGACTTGGCTGGTTTTAAGAATGAGGGCCAAAGAAGGGCGAAAAAACGGGACAACAGCGCCATTGCTGTGACCAAAGTCTCCCCAGATGGTCGCTGGTGGGTGGAAGACATCATTTATGGGCAGTGGTCACTAGACCAAACCTGCAATGAAATCTTTGCCGCTGTCGAAAAATACCGTCCTATCAAGGTAGGCATTGAAAAAGGCATTGCTCAGCAAGCCGTCATGTCCCCGCTGAGTGATTTGATGCGCCGAAAAGGTCGGGTTTTCCGGGTAGAACAGCTAACTCACGGAAACAACAAAAAAGAAGACCGCGTTGCATGGGCGTTAGAGGGCAGATTTGCCAATGGCCTTATCCAGCTAAAGAAAGCAGATTGGAATGCCCGTTTTATTGATGAGGCGGCTAACTTTCCCAGCACCCTTGTCCACGATGACCTGCTTGACGCACTTTCATATTGCGATCAGGTGGCTCAGATCGCGTACCTTGACGGGATTGAACTGGCTGACGAGTGGGAACCCCTCGATGACGCCGTAGGATTTTGATGAATGGCTAAATTTGAAGGCAGATACGAGAATCTTGAGCATATTGGCGTTGAGCATGGCCTATGTGAGTGGATTGAAACGCTTACTTTGGAATGGCGGCATCATTACGAAGGCAACTACGAAGATAAGCATCAAGAATACTACCGGCTATGGCGTGGACAGTGGGCTGAGCAGGACAAAACCCGCCAATCAGAGCGTAGTCGTATCATTGCCCCAGCTTTACAGCAGGCTGTTGAGTCGGCTGTAGCAGAAATAGAGACAGCATCCTTCAGTCAGGCGTTCATGTTTGACATTGATGATGCCGCACAGACCCCACCCCCACCCCCGCAGGGCCAACAGCCCCAGAACGGACCCCAGATGCCCATGCCGGGGATGGGTGGTGGCCCAAAGCCGCAAGCTCCCGGCCCACAACCGCAAGCGGCTGGCCCAAAGCCGCAAGCGGCTGGCCCACAAACCCAGCCAACAAAGGCTGAATCCCTTGCTGTACGCGATCAATTACATAAAGACATAAGCAGAGCTAACTACAGGGCCGCTATTGGCGAGATCCTTATCAACTCTGCTGTCTTTGGTACTGGTATTGGTGAACTGGTCATTGAAGATTCCAAGGAATATGTACCCAGCACCCAGCCATTAGAGGGCATGCCCCAAGAGGCCAACCTTGTTGAGTATGGTGTAGAGGAAAAGAGCAGACCTATTATCAAGCTCAACCCTGTCCAGCCCAAAAACTTCCTTATCGACCCTAATGCCACCTGTGTAAGCAGTGCTATGGGGGTCTGTATTGAAGAGTTTGTAGGGATACACGCTGTTGAACAGCTACAGGAGTCTGGTGTCTACCGCAAAGTAGAGATTGGCACAGACCCCAGCGACCCTGACATTGATGCAGACAGTGAAATTACTGTTCAGCCCCTAAGAAAGGTAAGAGTTAAGCGGTATTACGGTTTAGTGCCTACTGACTTACTTAAGGATGAGGGCGTTGACTCTGAATTTCTGGAAGATGGCAAGTACACAGAGGCCGTTGTTGTTATTGGCAACGGAGAAATCCTCAAGGCCCAAGCCAATCCCTATATGTGCAAGGACCGGCCCATTTGCGCCTTCCCATGGGACGTAGTACCCAGCCGATTCTGGGGAAGGGGAGTTTGTGAGAAGGGCTACATGAGTCAAAAGGCTCTGGACGCTGAAATGAGGGCAAGGATTGATGCACTTGCTTTGACTACTCACCCCATGATGGCGGTAGATGCCACGAGAATCCCCAGAGGGGACAAATTTGAGGTACGTCCGGGCAAGATGCTGTTGACCAACGGTCCTCCTCAAGAGGCGGTAATGCCGTTTAAGTTTGGGCAGGTAGATCAGATCAGTTTTAACCAAGCTCAAAACCTACAGATGATGGTTCAACAGGCCACCGGCGCACAGGACGCGGCTGAGATGGCAAAAGGGCCATCAAGCGACACAACTGCCGCTGGTATCTCAATGTCTATGGGTGCTGTTATGAAGCGTCAGAGAAGGACTTTGGTGAATTTCCAAGAATCCTTCTTCAAGCCCCTGATTAAGAAGACGGCTTGGCGTTATATGCAGTTCGACCCAGAGAAGTATCCATCAAAGGATTATCACTTCACTGTTGTTAGCTCATTGGGCGTAATTGCCAGAGAGTATGAGGTCCAACAGTTAGCCCAGATCCTTCAAGTTATACCCCCACAGTCGCCTGCTCATGGCGCGATGATAAAAGCCATCATTGAACACATGAACGTCACCAGCAAAGAGAAGCTGTTGGCGGTCATTGATGCGGCTAGTCAGCCCAACCCACAAGCACAGCAGATGCAACAGCAACAACAGCAGGCACAGATGGAGTTGCAGAAGGCTCAGACTGCTGTGCTGATGGCTCAGGCTGAAGAGGCCAAAGGCAGGGCGGCTAAGTACGCTGTTGAGACAGAGATCATGCCTAAAGAGACTGTTCTTAAGTACTCAGACATGGATAAGGACGGCAGAGTGGATGCTGACTTTGAGAAGAAGGTCAGGCTGGCTCAGATGCTGATGGACGAGGACAAATGGAATGTCGAAAAAGAAGAGCGACAAGCAAGACTACAGGGCGAAATACAGGATCGCCAAAGAAAAGCTCAAGATCAGGATTTACTCAGAAATGCTCTGGGCCAGAATCAGGATCTCTTATCTCAAGTACAGGTTGAGGACGAAGCCGTACTTGGTTCGCCTGCGCCGCAATCTCAGGGAGCTGTCTAATGTCTGACTTCAGTCTCTTCGACATTGTTACCCTTATCCGACAAGAGATTCGGAAGGAACAGATTGGCTCTGTCAAAAAGATAACAGGTCCAAAAGGTGACAAGGGTGACAAGGGAGAACCCGGCGGCCCCGGCATACAGGGACCAAAGGGTGATAAGGGAGACAGAGGCGCGGCTGGACCCAAGGGTGATAGCGGTAAGAAGGGTGATAAGGGCGCTAAGGGGGAAGACGGTAAAGATGGTGTAAGTATCACCAGAGTTGAGCAGGACATTGACGGCGCTGTTGTCGTTCATATGTCTGATGGTGAGCATTACATTATTGAGCTTCCTCTAATACAGGGCCAAGCACCTGCTGAAGTTCACTACAAGGTTGGTGGTGGCAGTGGTGGTGGTGATGGATCTGGCGGCGGAGTTGTTGACTTATCTAACTATGTAAAAAGGCCAAACAGCACACTTCAAAACCAATGGCTGGCTTACAGAGAGGGATCAGACGGCTCTAAGACATGGCAGGAGATTACTACTGACCTTATTGCTGTTAACCCCAACCCCTTCCGCAACTCCAAGGGCCAGTTCATTGGCACACCTGATGAGCTTGCCAATCTCAAGAACCAGCGTGACGTTAACGAATTCCTTTACAAAGCAATCGAAAGTATTGAGCAGGGCGATGTAAACCTTGATGGCTACGCCACTGAGGAATGGGTTACTGAGCAGATAGATGCCATCCCCGGTGTAAACCTCGACGGCTACGCTACTGAAGATTGGGCCAGTGAGCAGTTTGTCAGCAAAGACGGCGACGTAATGACCGGCTCACTTGAAACGCCAGCGGTCAAGACATCTGCTATTGAGCAGAGGGATGGTTGGGGCATAGAGGTCACTGGCGGCCTTTATGTTGACAACGGCGATGACCCCGCTCTTTATGTTATGAAGGGTGGGCGAAGCCAGATTGAGTTGTCTGCGGATGGCTCAGTAACGCTCTGGAACGGATACACCGAGTTCAAAGACACAGAGCTTGTCACAAAAGAATACGTTGACGGGCAGATAGACGCCATCCCTGAGACTGACCTGAGCGATTACGTCAGCAAGACCGGCGGCGATGAAATGGAAGGGCCGCTGAATGTAAAGAATCAGCCCGATGGAAGCTCAAGGGATACCAGCCGCATAAACACCTTGGGCGTATTCTCAAACCAGAGCAGTTACTTGGCACTGGGTACTACCGGCACAAAGGTTTATGTAGGCCAAGATGACACTTCATTCATTAACCCCATCAAGGTTCCTGAGATCCAAGAGAGGAATGATGGGGACGGTATAGCGGTC